AGATAATACCCATTGTAAGATATCTAACTGCCCTTTACGCTTGTGTAATTCTTCGTGCGTATCTACAGTAGATATATTATTATATGTATTAAATAAAGCCTGAACATCTTCTATAAATTCTTTCCACCCGATTGTTGCCATTGTGGAAAATCTATTCTCGTAATACTCTTGTAATTCTTTATCCAAGCTATTGCACTCCTAAATTAGATGTGTTATAATAAGCTTATATTATACTTACATTATATCACAAGATTACTCCATTGTCAAGGGCTTTTCCATCTGTAGTTTAACAATGTCAAGTTTCTGCATCATGTCTTTTTCTTTTAAATCCAACTCTTTCTCTTTGAACATAAGTTCAGATAACTTGGCACGACGCTCAAATTCCTTGTCATCAGCAGTTCCAGCAGAAAGGTTGTTAGATAAAGCAGCAGCAAGTTTAGCTTGAACCTCTTGGGGTTTAAGTTGAGTTTCAACAGCAATTTGTTGAGCTTCCGCTTGTTGTTTACCTGCTTTAGAATTCAAGTCATTAGTTTGTGCAGTAATTAAACCTGCTTGCAATTGCATTTCCATTTGTTGAATTTGTTGCGCTTCAGGATTTGGTTGCATTGCTTGCATTACTTGAGCAATTAGGTTATTTTTATTAGGTAATGAACTATTGGATATTACACCTTGCATTAAGATTGGAAGGATAGGACTATCAGGACCAAGAGTTTTCATCAAGTTAATCATTTGTAGTTGCTCAACTTCACGAGCAAGCATACCCAATGAGCTAGAAGCCACAAAGCTGTAATCTTTCACAGGGAAATGGTCAGCATCAAATTGCATGAAACGGTAAGCGGCTTTCTCTACAAAAGGGATAAGGAAGCTGTCTTGGAAATTAACAAGAGTGCGTTTATTCTTTTTGATAATAGATGAAAGAGTGATAGACATCTCACCAGCACCAGCAGGGGAAGCTTGCATTGCTTGTGAATCAAGAGTGCCTGTCGCTTGTAGCAACATACCTTCAAATTTGTTAGCAATCTCAATGTTAGAAGCATCCGTTGTGCCAAACTTAAATGGCATTAAGATTTCAGCAGGATTGCCATTTGTCAAGATGGTTTTTCCTGGCCTTACTTCAAATTTACTGCCACGAGGGAGGCGTGTAGCGTCCATAGCCATCATTGGAACAGCGGTTAGGGCAAGAGAATCTAGGTGACTACGCAACTGGGCATCAATCGCCTTTTGCATATTATAACCCTTCTCGGCAATGCCACGACCCCAAAAGCGGTTAGGAATACTATCATCTTGATATGCAATAACTGGGCGGTCTTGCATCATGTATGGGTTTTTCTCTGCTTTTAGTAACTTGTTGTTACCAATAACAACGATTGCCTCTACTAAATCTCCATACTCCTCCATCAACTCGGTTTCATCTTCCTCACCAAGTAGGTCAACAATCTCCTCCTCGCCTTCAGATTCTAACAAAGCGGCTGGGACTAAGCCATAGTAGCGAATGATGTGAACTTTGTCATCATTATACTCTTGGTCAATCCAAGAAGCCTCTAGGTCTTTATTTGGTGTCGCATCGTCATCAATATCTGTGTCTTTATATACACCTTCTTTGACTTTTTGAGCAATAGTGTGAGCAGATACAAATTCCTCAATGGCAACACCCATAGCTTCCTCAATAGTTGAGGCATTTGGGTCAATAAGGAAGTTTTGTGGGTTGATTGGACGTAACGCAACATTAATTTTCTCTACTTCTTCAACACCAATCTGAATTGCGTCAGCATTTTCTAGTGGGCGAGTAGCAGGTTTAAACTCTTTGGACTTCTTGAGGGTAATTTCACCAATACCCGTACCATAGATAGAGGCAAGGAGAATAACATCACCAACAGATTTACGGATTTTATTCTTTTTAAAACATTCCTTCATGTATTGCTGTAAATATTCGATATCCAAAGGGTCTTCATCACCCATGTTATCTTCAATCTCAAACAAATGGTCGCCTTGACCAAATACAGCTTCCTCAATCTCAGCTGTGTGATTCTCAATAGCTTGTTGCAGAGCAGGAGAAGTAATGCGACTACGCTCTGAGCTACGAGTTAAGTCCTCGGCTGCCCATACACCACGCCACAAGCGTTCGTATTCTTTCCAATCAGACAAATAGTTGTCATCACGGTGGTCACGCCACTCGTCCGTATAACTAACAATCCATTCTACTAATTTATTTTGCATAGCGTATCCTATTTTTTACTTTTTAAAGGGTTAAATTTTTCTAGAGCAGTGCCTTTTTTGTATCCACCTGAAGCATAACCAATAGCTTCATCCTTAGATTTCATTGGTAAATAATTACCTGTTCGTAAGTTATATTCCATTGCTTTATATGGGTCATTAAATTCGTATAACTCGCCTGTAGGCATTTTTACAATAGTTGGGAAAACATACCAATTACCTTTCTCATCTACTTCAGCAGACATTTTATGAGTAGAGATTGAACCATCTTTATTTGTTATATAAGGATAATCATTTGGGTTATTGATTCTATCTAAAAATTCAGGTTTATCCATACTAATACCCTGCTATTGCGTCCATTGGTTGATATTCTTCTTCTTCAAAACTATTTGAACTTTCTACTATTTGTATTTGGTCAATGTATGCCAAGGCATCAATAAGGTCATCATGCAACTGTGAGTTAGGAAAGTTGACAAGTTGGTCAATGAATTCATTATTCCATGTTCCCTCATTTAGCGTAACCTTCCCGTGCTCGAATCGCCCTTGGAGTGCCCACATGATACGGTCTGTTTTCTTTTGATTGCCATGAGTGACATCGTCAATGCGGAAGTAGTGATTATGCCTACGCATAAGGTCTGTAAGGTAAGGGTGAGCAGCATTTTTTAAACTTCCTTTTTCAATTCCAACAGCAACAGGTTCATATTGAACAACAGCCCTCATTATCTGAGCGCAAGTTTCTTGAATATCCCACCTACCATGCAAAATATCTGCAACCCACCAACCACCTTCGTGCACCTTAACAACAGCTATAGCCGTTTCATCCAGCTTTTTATTCTTATTCCCTGATTCTCTATCCACATTGATAAAACCAGCCAAGTCCACAGTAATGAAAAAACGACCTTCAATAGGTTCTTCTTCATCTATTTTTATCCATTCTTCTTTAAACAAGTCACGGCTTGCTGCTTCAAACGATGCCATGAACTCTTGGCGGAACGCAAAAGATGACATACTTTGTTTAGCATTATCAAACTCTTTTGCTGGAATAAGGGGATTATCATAGGAAGTAAAATGAAACGCTTTCCACTCATCATCTCTCTCACTTTCCGCATATTTAAACAATTCGTAGAAATGATTTCTACCTTTAGGTGTCCCGATAAATACCGCACCACCCTGAACGTCTGACAAGGCTGGGCGTAAAATCTGTTCCCAAACATTTGGCTTTAAGTCAGCATACTCATCGATTACAAGGAACGCTAAACCCACACCCCGTAGAGTGTCAGGTCTATCTGCACCCTTAAGGTAAATCTTACGACCATTAACTAAAGTAAGGACAGAGGTATTCTCATGTGCCGAGGCAATGACATCATGCCCAATCTCTTTTAACAATCCCCACAAGATATCTTTTGCTTGTTGGTAAGTTGGGGCAACATAGAAGACATCCTTCTCTGTCGACTTCAGGGCTTCAATAATAAGAAGCCAAGCGGCTAACCGACTTTTACCAAACCGCCTACCAGCAGCTAAAATCTTAAAACGGTGGTTGTCGTTAAATACTTCTAATTGCTTCGGGTGAAGCTTGACATTTAAATCTGCCATTAATAGGAACCATCGTAAGCGTCTAGTTTAGCTTTGCCTGTATCTACTATTTTCTTAGCTTCTGCCATCATCTCAGGGAGCGTCTTTACTCGCAATCCTAATTGCACACCTAATTTATTATTATATAAATCCATTTCCCGTTGGTCTGATGGTTGTAGTGGAGCACCAACAAGAGGTATATATGATTCGTGCATATTACCTAAAACATTAGCTGTTGGTTGACCAAATTGGTTTGCTGTCATTGCTTGCCACAAGATATGCCTATACGCATCTCGTTCTTTAGTTGACTGCTCTTTACTTGGATAAACACTTTCAGCATTATTTGTAGCAAAATCTTTTATTTGAGATAAAGAATATTTTGGCATTGTTGCCACACCATAAGGGATGAAATCACCTGCTGCCATTAAAAGTTAAAACCACCAGTTAATTTAAATTCATAACCTTTAGGTGTTATATTACCTGAGGCATCTATAAATCCATTATTAAATAGTTCTTTGCGAATCTGTGCTTGAACAGCAGGGGTTTTTGTATAACCATCATAATTAACATTAAAACTAGCATCCATAGATTTATCTTCCATTGGTATATTAAAAGAGGTATCTAAAGATTTATCAGTAGCGTTCACTTGAAACCCATCTCCCATATAACTTCCTCTAATGCCATTAGGTCTTGCTTCAACATTAAAATTATCGCCACCATAACGATAGTACATATCTTTAGGTGCGTTTAAACCTTTTGAATAACCAACAGTTCCAACAGGGGTATTATAATTAACATCACCAATCAATGCACCACGATTGGCATCAGCCATAGCATTTAGGTTTAAATTACCAATAGATTTATTATAAGACCAGTTAGTTGGTCTATTAACAACACCATATGCAGTAAAATCCCCAGCAGCCACTATTCGTTATCCTCTACTATCTCTGCGTCTTGAACATCATCGTTGTCGTATGTGGAGGTTTCCACTTGACCAATCCCCGTGATGGATATATTAATTTGATTACCCTTACCACTAGCCTTAGATAAATAATCAGCAGGGATTATTCGGTCAGCCACCAACTTAAGACACGCCATTTGGTCAGCGTCGCCATCTGTTAGGGCTTTGTCCAATATCTTTTGGATTACCGCTTTACCCTTGCTGTTTAATAAACCAGCTAATATTTCTTGGTGTCTTGCCTTCTTGCTAACGGGTAGTATGCGATTTGCATCTCGTTTAGCATTAATAGGGGTTTTAGGGATAGGTTTAAGTCCCATCTCTTGCCGCTTGTAATTCTCACGAACTAAAGCAGGGCGACCAGCACCTATTCGTTTACCACCCTTCTTCTTTTTCTCAACAACAGGAGCATCAACTGTTGTTTCTTGAACAAGGATATTTATGTTTGGTTTTGGGTTCACTTAGAATTATCCATTTGTTAATACTCTAATTATACCATATCATTTAGCTTTTGTCAATAACAAGTAGTATTTATTATTAGAATATTATGTTCTTGACTTTTATTTAAAACTGTGTTACCCTAAATACTATATAGTACTAAGTAGTTACTTAGTTATATATTAATAATATATTATATTAATATTATTATATATATATATTAAATATATTGTCCTACGGAAGTGAAATGCGGCAGCATGAACCGAAGTTGTCAATACCATCTGTTTAAAGCTCTATAGCTTGTTGTTGTCCTCAAGTGATATGTTGGTATCAATAAACAATTATCTCTTGTCCTAGGCACCTTCCTGTGCGTCCTAGATACCTTTCTTGTTCTATGTAGATAGTGGTATCTGTCCTGCTTCCCTAATTTACCTTTTTTGTGGTCGCTGTGATACCTATAAATATTTATAAAATTATAAAACATACCCCCCCCCTATCCAATACAACTATACAGTTATATAGCTATACAGTTATGTAGATATTACAAAGTATTTATTAAATTATGTAAATTTTACATA